TCCTGCAACTAAGAGAACAGGGCATCGCGGCAATTGACTCAGGCCAACCCACGGCGCTCTATTTTGCTGAGTGGTCACTTCCGCCTGGGGTAAGTTTAGAGGATCGGTCATATTGGGGCTGGAGTAACCCCGCACTCGGGACGACAATTACGGCCAAAGCTTTAGAACTTGCGTTTGATTCTCCGAACCGTCAAGCGTTCATTCGAGGCCACCTCAATTTATGGGTGGATTCAACAAACTCTTATTTGCCAATCAACCTATGGAACGACCGCAAATCCGACAGACAAGCACCAGCAACCCAGTGGCTCACCATTGACTCATCGGTTGATGACTCGCGGTACGTCGGAATCTCAACCGCTTTTGACGACGGTCGCGTCATCGTCTCGGTCGCGTTCGTTGTCGAGTCAGCTGCACAAATGTGGGAAGAAGTTGTGCGGATTATGCACGACCAAACCGTGAAACTTGCGGTCACCCCATCGCTAGAAATTCACTGTCCACCAGACCTACGGCGTCGTATGCAAATTGTCGGCTACGCCGAGTTACTCAAATGGACTGCAGCTTGTCGCGCCATGATCGTGGAGGACCGCGTCAACCACACTGGCGATATCGCACTGGCCGAACATCTCGCTCGAGCCGTGGCCGTCAAAACGGGTGGGTCTATTGTGCTGAGCTCGCAGAAGTCACCCGGTCCGATTGAGTTGGCGCGTTGTGCCGTTTGGGGAATCATGCTTGCGTCCAAACCAGTACGGTCGTCGCGTGCCGCTTTCGCTTTTGGCTGAGGGTACTTAACACAGAACAAAAAGTGTGAGAGAATCGCTAGTGATGGCTCTTTTCGGTAGCAAGAAAGTAAGCGCAACTCCCGCGTTTGCGTCCGCGCCGATACAGGCTGCAGCAGGTTCTGCCGCACAGGTGGGTCAGTTCTATACGTACTCCGTCGGGGCGTCGCAAGAACTGGCCCTCTCTGTCCCCACTGTTGCCCGCTCGATTCAAATGATTGCGTCCATGGTCGGCTGCTTAGAACTAAAGCATTACACGACCCAGTGGACTGGCGAAGAGTACGAAGAGATCTATCTGGAAAACGAGTCGTGGATGGATCAGCCCGATCCAAAGGTCACCCGCAACTTCATCTTCTCCCAGCTCGTTACGGACCTTATGCTTCACGGTCGCGGATTCTGGTACATCACCAGCCGATCCACTGCTACAGGACGCCCGCTTTCGTTCCAATGGTTACCCGCCGCAATGGTTACGACCATGGATCAAGCAGGTCCGCAATGGTTCGGCCCGTCCGACCAAGTCGAATTCAACGGTTACCCACTTGCAACCGATGACGTAGTGCAATTCTTAGCACCGACTCAAGGTCTGCTGTACACAGGCAACCGGGCAATCATGACCGCCTTAAAACTTCAGCAAGCCGCCGACCGTTTTGCTGTCAACGAAATTGCCGCTGGTTGGTTGCAACAGACCGACGCATCCGAACCAATGTCAGCCGAAGATCTTTCCGAACTTGCAGCTGCTTGGCGTAACGCTCGACAAGTTGGTGCCATTGGCGCACTTAACAGCGTCGTGACTTTTAAAGAGTTCTCCAGTGACCCGAACAAACTGCAACTGATTGAGTCGCGTCAATTCCAGTCGCTAGAACTGTCTCGGGCCACTGGAATACCTGCTTATTTGCTCGGTATCGGCGTACAGGGTTACACATACCAGAACGCGCAACAAGCACGCCAAGATCTTTACTTGTTTGGCACCAAACAATATTTGGATGCCATTGAGCAAACTCTGTCAATGAACCAACTTTTACCGCGTGGACGCTACGTCAAATTTGATGTTTCGGACTACGTCTACGAAAACGATTTAGGGAATGTTGAGCGCGAACCCGCTTTTGATTCAGGAAACCGCGAGGAAGAATACTCATGATTAGATTGACCGCTCAACAGATCACGCTGGACGCGTCCGCTGACGGTGAACCGTCGCGTCAAATTACTGGCCTTGCAGTCCCGTGGAATGTCAAAGCGCAATTAAGTGGTGGCGAGAGTGTGGTCTTCCTTGAAGGCTCACTGCCCGAGGACGGCCCGATGCCGAAGCTCTTGGAATACCACGACGACACGCGCGTCATTGGTCGAGTCACCGAGCGCGTATCAACTTCTGAGGGCATGATGTTTGTGGCAAAACTGAGCGCAACTCGTGCCGCCGATGATGCTCTCGCACTGCTCGCCGACGGCGCTTTAGACAGCGTTTCGGTGGGAGCAATCCCCACCAAGTTCAAGCGCCTGTCAGACGGGACCCTAGAGGTCTCACAAGCCCGATTTGTAGAACTGTCGCTTGTCACTGTGCCAGCGTACGAATCAGCACAGGTCTACTCAGTCGCCGCCTCATCACCCGATGAAAGCGAACCCGACGAAACCGAAACCCCAACAGAAACAACCCCAACACCATCCGAGGAGGATGAAATGTCAGAACCCACAACCGTTGAAGCCGCAGTTGCGACTCAACCCATCTATGCAACCGCCGTTAAGCGCGAGGCAAAATTGCCGACCGCTGTCGAATACTTGAGTGCTGCCATTGCTGGCGGAACTGCTTGGGAACGTATGCACGAAGCACTTCGCGCCGCAGCTCCCGACGTGGTCACCAGCGACACACCCGGTGTGCTCCCAACCCCAATCCTTGGACCTGTCTACAACAACTTCGTCGGCCGTCGCCCTGTCGTTGATGCAGTTGGTGCCAAGTCCATGCCCGGTGGAGGCAAGATCTTCATTCGTCCCGAGGTCACGACTCACACGAGCATTGGTGCAAGCCTTGCCGAAATGAGCAACCAGTCAGGCACTTTCGTGGTGAGTTCAAATCAGGTCACCAAGCAAATTTTCGGTGGCTATGTCAACATCTCTGAAGCCGATCTTGATTGGACCGATCCCGCGATCTTGTCAATCTTGCTTGACGACATGGGCCGTATCTACGCAAACGCAACCGACAACTACGCAGCTGATACTTTGGTTGCTGGCGCAACCACGACTCAAGCGTTTACCGCTGCCGACACTGACGACCCGTCAGTTTGGGCCGCTGAAATTGCTGAAGCTGCAGCAACAATTCTCACTTCGTCAAATGGCAACTTGCCGACTCACTTATTTGTGGCTCCTGGTATTTGGCAAGATTTGCTCGCTCTTTCGGATTCGAGCAAGCGTCCGTTATTTCCACAGATCGGCCCGATGAACGCATTTGGTAATCTTGCACCCGGTCAGAACAACGGAAACGCGTTTGGTTTGCAAGTTGTAGTCGACCGCAACTTTGCAAGCGCAACTTGTATCGTCGGCGACGCATCTGGTTACGAACTGTTTGAACAGCAGAAGGGCGCTATCTCGTTGGACAACCCGTCTACCTTGAGCCGCACCATTGCGTTCCGTGGCTACTTCGCCGCCTTGATGATTGACTCAAGCAAGTTCGTCAAGTTCACGTTCGCCTGATCCAACTGACTAAGTAGAGAGACTGCACCATGGCCACATTTAGCGTGACGCACCACCAGCGTCTAGACGATGTTGCTGTGGTGCAGACCCTCGAAACAACCGACATCACAGTCGGTCAGACAATCACACTGACAGGATTAGGTCACGGTCTCAACGGCACGCACATTGTTATCGCTGTACCGGTCAACTTGTTTGCTGGCGTTAACGAAGCAGGCGACCTGCTTTACAACGAAAACGAAATCATTGTTAACCAGTTGATGTTTCAAGATGTTGGCGACGATCTAGAACGGTCCGCTGCCGATCCGTTTGGAACTTTGACATGGACTTTGACGTGCACATGGTTGTCATCAGTTGCCCCGGTGCAAGAATTTCTTGGGATCTCGTCGGCCACGGCAAATGACACCGCGTTCCTCACTACTTGTGTCGCAGCTGCAAACTCATGGTGTTTCAGGCGTCGCGTTCAGGCTGGTTACCACGACAGTCTGACGACTGCCCCTGACAGTGCTGCACTGTTAGGAACCACGCTTTACGCCGCAGGGCTCTACCGTGAACGCGGGACCACTGGAGACAGTTACGCGTCGTTTGGTGACATGACAGGACCACCGCTCATGACCTTGGGTCGAGTCAACCAGTTGCTCGGCATTAAACGATCGCAGTGTGCATGAAATGGCAGGCATCTTCACAGACACCGTTGACACCGTGTCAGCGTCGCTCACAGCCCTCGGGCTTAAGCCTGTCACCGATCCGCGCAACGCACGACCGCTCACCGTGTTCGTGGAATTACCGACGTTTACTTGTTTTAACAACCAAATTGCAGACATCACAGTTGATCTCCGAGTCCTTGGCGCGCCACCCGGCAACCAAGATTCAAGCGACTACATCCTCGGCGTCGTGGACACAATCATGAACAGTTCTATTGCTGTTGTAAGTGGCTCACCGTCGCTTGCTCAAATCGGTTCACAAGAACTACCCGCATACGACCTAACAATCAGAATCGCTTCCAAGCGCATCCCATAAAGGAAAAACCATGCCCACAACAAAAACCGTTTACCTGTCCAACCCAACCGTCACCATC